CTAGCACATCTAAGCCATACCCACGGTCTTTGTTAAATTGTCCAAGACCTTGCTCATAGGCAGTTTGCATACCTGTGCCGTAGATGTCTGTAAGGTTTCTAAGCAAGTTGCGTTGGCCTTCAGACTCCATAATTGCTTGGCGTCCCCCGCCAAAAGCACCGGCTTTACTCAATCTACCTGCGTTCATTACCCGCTGTATTTCTGCTTGCCGCTGAGCTTCTGCCATCTGAGGTTCTAAGGCTGCGCTTATATAGGGAGACATGTAGCTTTGTGCTGTACTCCCAGTAAAATCACCGGCAGTGCTAGCCGTAGGCATAGCAAGGCTTCCAATCCCTTCGTAAGCTTGATTTTGTAGCTCAGAAGGCCCAGCCGTAAGAGCGCCGGTATATGCTTCATACGGTGTAGAGGCAAGAGCTTGACCCTTGCCCAACATCTCAGTTACATAAGGCTCAGCATAGGGAGAAAGTGATTCTACCGCTGACGATTCTTGACCTACTGGATCAGGCATTTCTATTCTCCTAAGCTGGCATCATCTTGGTAGGGTTGATCTCTGGGCCTTGTTTGGTAGTCCCAGTACGTTCATCACGCACCCTATCCATCATTGAATATAGTTGTTGTGCTCCTGCCTCTGAATTGCCGTTGCCTAAATGACTTACCACATCAGCAGGTATTACAAATTCACCGTCACTCAAAGCGGCGGGTTGATTTCCGTCTATTGTAGCAGGTATAAGGTCAGCCATCCCATCAGTAGCACCGCCTAGGTAGTAGCCTTGTCCTTGTCCTTGCGCCATACCGCCTGCTGCGAACCCCAGCCCCTCCATTCCCAGAAGCCCTACTAGTTCTAAAAGCGTGTCAACATCAATTTCTGCGTCTTCACTTGGGGCTGTTGTATAAGAGATAGCATCCATAGGTGCTGCTATTGTTGTTGTATTTTGAGGGGTAACTGCGTCTCTTTGATACTTATACTGCGGTATCTGTACGGCATTTGGGTCTAAAGCTTCACCCCCTAGGGCCGTGCCGGTAGGTACAAACCGCCCTTCTGTAAAATATTGTCTGCCATACTCGCCCGGTCTTCTAGGTCTGGTAAGCATATCCACTGCATCTTCGTTAGCCACTTCGCCACCTTCTGCATACATGTATAAATTTTTTGTATCTTCGTTTTCTTTAGTTATTTGAAACGGTTGGTCAAGCCCTTTAGCAAAATCATACAAATAGTCTATGTCTACAACATCGCCGGGTTCTTCCCGCACACCGCGTAGACTAGGAGGCAGTGCTAGTGTGCCTCCACCTCCGTCTTCGCTAGGAGGTGGTTCTCCCGGTGGTGGTGGTGGTGGTTCTTCCGGTGGTGGTGGTGGTTCTTCTCCACCAATTATAGTTTTAATTATTTCTTCGTCGTCATCATCGTCACCACCGCCAGTGGGTAATTGAGGGCCAATAGCTGGGCCTTCGTCGTTTACAGTGATTATTTTTCCATCATCGTCACCACCGCCAGTGGGTAATTGAGGGCCAATAGGTTGGCCTTCGTTGTTTACAGTGATTGTTCTTCCATTAGGGTCTGCTATTTTTGAGTCGTCACTTAAATCAACACCAAATAAATCAGTACCTTCAGTGTCTTCTCCAGTCATTGTTGTTGCAGCTACTGTAGCTTGCCCTACTTTGTTAATAGCATCAGTTATCTGCCCCATGTCAGCGCCAGCGGGTAAACCCAACGCCTCTCTAGCAGCTTCTTGTATAACTACAGTGCTTATTTGCCCTAAATCAGGCACGCCCCCCTGCCCTGTTACTGTTTTAATGCTCTTATCAATTATGGCGTCAAGCCAAGGCAGTCCTGTAGTTACACCAGTTTGAGTGCCGGAAGGAGTTGTGCCTGTATAAATAACAGGAGAACCGCTTGTTTGTCCCCATACCACGGTTGCACCGGGTTTAGGATTACCTATTACTTTAGTAGGGGAGGGGAGTCCAATACTCTGAAATACTCTGTCTATAACCTTACCGGCTGTTGTTCCAGCCTGCTGCACTAAATTAGGGCTACTGGTAGTGGAGTTGGTAGGTATGAGTGAAAATTCGGATTCATCGCCTGCTCCGACTAACGTAGCAGTGTCTGCATCTACCATACTACCCAGCATCTCCTCTGCTGTTGACGTAGGTAAAGGTTGTCCAGTTGGCCCATATCCAGCTTCTGCTAGTGCTGCATCCACAGCGTCTCTAGGTATCTCCAACATCTGTGCAACAACATCTGAACTAAAACCAGACTCTCTTAAAAACTCCGCAGTTACCTCCGCCTGTTGCTCTGGGGGGACAAGCTCCTGTATTTGAGACAAGACCATATAGGCGTTATCAGCTAAAGATTCGGCAGTCTCAAAACGACCTTCCATTTCTTCTTGCATCGAAGGACTAGAAAGTTGATATAGGATGTCATCAAGTAAACTAAGGTTTTCTCCTAAAGCGTTTTTGCCTTGGGAAGAATCGTGTCTGCCTTGAGAGGAATCGTATATGGTTTTAGTGCTCATCTCTTACCTACGGAGGTGTCGGTAGTGTCTCAGGCAATACTGAGACGAAAGTTACAGTGATTACAGCAGACGGTTCGCCGGGGTGAGGTGCTGCCGCAGCCTCAGTATCCAGCTTGGTATCTATATCGTCGGATGACCACATCATCTCTATGTACGACCCTGCCTGTAAATCAATATTAAAACTCCACGCAATGTCGTTGCTGTCGTTGGAGCCTTGTAAAACCAAATGTCTGGCCGAATAGTTTATATCCGTACCATCTCGCCTGATCCACACGTACACGTTCTTGGACGAGGCTGAATTACTTACTGCCTGCGCTACAAACTGGAAGTTATAAATACCAGAATATGTTGCTGTAATCTGGCTGTTAGAACCGCCGTTTATCGTTACTGCTTCGCTCAAATAGGTGTTTTCAAAACTAACTACCTGAGCGGTATTTATTACTGCTATGGGTTGATCTGTAGTGGAGAAGAACAATCCGTTAGGGACTTCTACAAACTGACCACCATACTCACCGGTTAACAAGTTTATATTGTTTGCTAACCTATTGAAAAACAAACGCAAAATATTATTTAGGTCATCTAAATATGTCCGCAGTATGTTTCTCTCTGGCGGTATCGGTAGGGCAGGGGCTTCTACCTTATTTATCAGGCGATTAGCCACTAACCTCTCCTGCCGTCAGGCCGCATATCCATCCTAGGTGCGCCCAGTTTCCACGTTACTCCTAGTTCTGTAGACTCAATTTTGATCGACATCTGCCGACCCCGTACCCGTGTAAATACCTGCCCTGTAAACTCTTCTACAGGCAATACGGCTGTTCTGGTGACTGTCGCGCTGCTGTTACCCCCGACTGAGGCTGGGTCATACCGCCCAGAACCTGAGTTCTCCAAGGGGTTCAGAGTCATGGTAGCCGCAGGGGAATCCGCTGTAGAGCCGGTAAACGTCATATCAGGCAACATCTTGTTAATCAACATGAACCTGTCCCCGTCATCCAAATCGAACTGTGTTGAGGTTATAGTAGCCGTTACAGCCGTAGGGGTGCCTGTCTCGTTGTCATCTACGCCATTTTCTTGGAGCACCAAGGTGTTACTAAAAGTAGCAGCTATCGGGAACTCCCGTAGGTCTGAATCAATCCACGCTGAACGCGCCAAATTGCCGTAGTACCAGATGTTTTCAACATAGTTGTACACTACATAACGGTCATTTCGTGTAGCTCCAGCAGAGCAGTAGAACCACCATATCTCGTCAAATTGCTCATTAGAACCACAGATTACTTGGTCTACTTGCTGTTGGTTGAAATCATCAAATACATAGCTACGCACTTCACAGGGTAGCGTCTTAACTGTACCGTCGTAGTAGTAAAACTTGTTTGTACCCATCCAGTAGGCAATGTTGCCGGAATATACCGCTGCGTTGGGGCTAGCTATGGTAATGTTTGTGCCTAGAAGCTGCGCCCCCCATACCTCTGGAGCGCCTAGATACTGTAGTCCATACAAGGCCGAATCAGTCCAGACCAGTACCTCTTGCCGTGCTTGGATAGCATCTATGATCTCTGTGCCTTCTGACAGGCGCAAACTGCCTGCTTGATTGGTCGCGGCAGGTGTCCAGTTAGATATGTCTTCTTGGTCTGACCAACGGAGCAACATGGGGTCAAGTGTAGAACTGCCAAAATCGTTCGCCCCAAAACAAAACGCAAAGCGAAATATGTCTGATACAAACGCTAGATTTACTATAGTAGGTACGTCAGACGCTCCGGCTAAGGAGCTTACATATACGCCCCGTGTTTCCACTCCAGAGCTTGCATCCCAGTAAAGCGGTACGCCTCCTCTGTGAGCAAAAAACAAATCTTCGCCAAAGTTAGATTGACTCCAGATACGTATAGGAGCATTAGTGGCGCCACCTGTACCCCAAGTACCAAACCCCCAACGCCCCGCACCCCAACCAGTAAACGGCACTTCGACCTCATTGCCGACGGATATTTGGTACGCACCTACGACAGAAGCCCCACCGTTGCCTGTGTCAGACGCATTGGCCGTGGCCGTGGCTGTGATGGTGTAGTTGTCAACGTCTACTACAGTAGCTACTGTGTATTCTGCGTTTAGTACATCAGCCGTAATGTTGCCACCCAGAGATACCGCACCGGAAAATGTCACGTAATCACCCTGTGACGCGCCGTGAGCTGTATCAGTAACAGTAAGAGTGGCAGAACCATTAACAGCGGCAAAAGTTACGTCACCCGCTGCTGTGGTTGCTCTAATAGGAGTAATATCGAAGTAAGCCCCACCTCGTTCTATGTAGTATTTGAGGTTGGTACCAACAGCAACCAGATTTTGCAGGTTAAGAGTTGCCCAGTTAAGCAATGACCGGGCTACACCGAGATAAGTATCTGCGGAAATACGCTGCCACCCGCCTATTTTCTGGGGTAGCCCACGTCTGAAGCGCACCTTGTCGGTCTCGTACCACTGACCTTCGGCGGCATACCGGGTAGTTTCTCTGTTTACACCCGGCTTGAATTGTAATTTTCTAACTGCCATTTAAACCTCAATCCGCGTACTCACCACTAGCAATCATGTCGGTCAGCTCTAAAGCACGGCCACCAACCTGTTTTGCCCACCTAGAGTCCAAGAACTCTGTGGAGGCTTCTGTGTAGTTTCCCGCTTCCATAGCGGTTAATGCGCGTCGAAAGCCACGTAAACGCGTAGCTCCGAGGTTAAAACTAATGTCAATCATAGCATCTTTTCGGACATCATCAAGACCGTTAAACCACGAGTATTCTGTAGCTAACTCCTTGATTACTCTGGCAATATCGTTTTCTAGGAGGAAATCTACTTCTTCGTCAGACAGCCCAATACCGTTTTCTGGGTCTACATTACGCCCAATACCCACCGTCCAGTATCCGGCGGGACACTTATAAGCCACATGACGACCATTAGTTTTAACTTCGCCCTCATGACGCTTTAACATTTCTAGCAGTTTTTTCATTACTTTTTACCGTTTGACCCGCCGTAGAAAAAGGCCGCACAGGTGCCTAGAATGCCTGATAACTGCCCCAAAACCAGAGAAATAATAGTCTCATCGTTCTGGTCATGAGGAAGGATGGTCACAGTCATTACATAAGCGCCGTACAAAACCAGCGCCAGTATGCAAAACACCTTGGGTGTAATGTCCCCAGAAAACTTGGCCCTAGCGTCCTTCCTGTCATCAACTTCTGTTTTAAAAGACTCAAGGTCTATCTCCATCTCTCGGATGCGATCCTTAAAATCTTTGTCTGCCTCTTTAAGTAATACCGCCTTTTCAGGCTCTCGTTCGATAAGGTCTTCAATCTCGTTTGCTGTAGCGTCTGGTATGCCTAGCTTAGAAGCCGCCATCTTGACAGCCATACCGGCCATTGGCCCGCCCGCTGCACTAGCTATAGTAGGTGCAAGGGATTTAAGCAGGGCACCGAGTTTCATTCCGCAGCTTCCACAATTGTATCTATGGTGTCACATACATCAGGCACTATAACGCCAGTAGTTGCTGATAGGGCGCCCCGGCCAACAGCACGAACACCCTTGTAAAATTGGTTACAGTATATTTCTTTATTTGCCATAACTTGTTCAACAGACGTACAGCTAGATAAAGTGAAAACAGCTAAAAAGCTAATCTTTAATAAACATTTCATTCGCCATATCCTCCAGTTCTTTACGGGCTAGTTTTTTGTCCTTATCCATTTGCACTACTTTATTGGCTTGTGCTTCTTGCTCATCCAGAAACTCTTTCAGCCTATCTTTGTAGCCGTCCATCATGTGGTCAGCTATCCGGTCTTTCAAATCACCCCTATCAGCAACTCTGGTGTCTTTGCTGGGATTTATGTAGTCAGGGCCGGTGTTACTGAAGTACAACATAGTCTGCGAGCTTGAGGGGCCGTAGCAAAAACGTGGGATTCTAGCCACCATATCGCTGCCTTGCACACAGGAGATTTGATTATCAAGAGTCATTGGCTTCTTAAAACCCTTGAAGAACACGTTTGGCTTACCAAAGGTAATAAGGTTTATATTATCGTGCTTACCGTTTAGCTTAGCCGCAGAGAGTTCTGCCAGCGCACCGCCGAGGCTATGGCCGCAGATCAGGGTGCGTTTCTTGGGGTCAATGTGTTTCTTAACTTCTTTCCAGACTGACCTGTGGGCCATCGCAAACCCACCGTGGCATAGTCTGCCCGCGTATGGCACGGGGACTACGAGCGCATCCGTCAGCCAATCCCTTCCCTGCTGTGTACCCCTGAAGGCTATGATGTCTATGGACTTGCGTTTCGCTATATATACTGTAGTAGATGTCCACTTACTTTCGATTTTAATGGCGTCTTTGTTCTTGTCATTGTAAGCCTTCATTGACCAAGAACATGCCATATTGAGCAATACGGGATCGAGTTTCATTTGTCAGCCTTGTTTTCTAAGCGTTTGAAGATAGCACCTAGCATTTCTTTGATTTCGCGGATGTCTTCACGGTAATCGTCTTTAGACACATACTTCTCAGGGATCTGTTTCATATCCGCATCAATTCTATCTAGTAACACAAAAACCCTGTTGACCAGCCAGCCGCCGCCAAAACTTACTATCGCTAAAAAAATATTAAACCCAGTCTGAAAATCCATTACTCCACCGCTACGCTAGTAATCGCCATGCCTATAACAAAAAGAACCGTAAAAGTGCCTACTATTGCAACTACATCAATCATTGCCGCTCTGGACTGCGCTTTTTCTCTGGCTTGAGCTATACGCATATTCCGTATTTTAGTGCGCTCTCTGAGCATGTCA